TAATCTGATCGTCCCACTGATTGATACCGTCGACGAGCACATACGCGTCCGGCGACTGCGCCGTATCGAGCACGTAGAGCTCGAAATCTTTCCCAAGGACCGGATCCGGCATAAGAGCGCGCTCCGTTGTTCCACTGCGGCGTTACGGCCGGCGCGCCCTTGGAGCGCGGCCCGTTGTTTTGTCCTGCGTCAATCTGTCGCCGGCGAGTCCGCGGCGCCACTTCCGACACTACTCGCGGCCGCGGCAGCCGCTTGAATCTCGTCGACCGGCTTCCGGCCGAACATTGGGACGCCTGCGTTCCGGAGCTTCTCCGGGATCGGTTCCTTCGGCACGCCGGCATCGCCGGCGCCGACTTCCGCCGGCGTCGCATCCTCGAGGATCTCGAGAAGCGCCGACGTCGCACTCGCGATCGTAAGCGCGATCTGCCGCACGGCCCGGAGATCGCTCACGTTCATTGCACCCTCGCCTCATATCGGATGATCCCGTGCTTCAGCGGCGGACGTGCCGCGTTATCGTCGAGAATACCAATCAGGAAGCACGAGCCGCCCCAATGGCGAAAGCTGCCGGAGAGCGTGAGGCGCGTCCCCTCGAGCGTGATCCCGCATTGCGCGGCGATCGCGCGTATCGGCCCCTCTTGCCGCGTCGGATACCATACGTGCAGCTCGAGGACACAGAGCCCGCCGACGCTCGAGAAGACGCCCGTCGGTGACGTCGACGGCGAGCGGACGACGATGTACCGGAGCGGCTGCGCGCCGTCCGTCGGATTCGGTGCGCCGCCGTCGTGTACGCCTTTCTCCGTGCCGGCATCGAGCAGGCTATTGAGTGACGTATTCGCGCGGAGCGCCGTTACCACGGCATCCGTGAGCGGCCCGATCGCCTCGAGAGACGCCTGCATTACTGCGCCCTCGCCAATCGCGCCGCGTTCACGCGTAACGCCTGCGCGACTTCGCGCAGATACCGCGGCCGCTCGAGCTCAAACGCCGGCCGAAGGTGCGCGTTCTGTATGAATTGCCCGGTGATCCAATGCCGAAAACCGAGCTCTTGGAAAAGGTAGTAATCCGCGAGCCCCTGCCCGGAGAAATCGGCCTGATTGTACCCGAGCTGCCACGCGAGGCGCTTCGCCGAGATCACGAGGCGGATCTTCGATCGCATGTATCCCTCGTCGACCGGCGCGAAGTGCTCGGCCATCGCCTGCGCGCGCTCGCCGCTCCGGACGGTGATCCGCTCGAGATCGCGCGAGACGCCGCGGCCGTATTGCCGCAGGTTTGCGACCGTTGCGCGCTGCGTCTTCTCCGTCACGCGCATATCGAGGCGGAAGGCGGCATTCGCCATCGCGCTACACTCCCGCCGGCGCCGTCTCGGCGCATTCGACGAGCGCGACGGATTCCTCGACGTGCGGCACGTGCGCGCCGAGCGCGTAGAGCAACCTCGAGACAAACGGCGTCCCGTCCGGCCGCTTCCCGTTCACGGTGTACCGGCGCCGCGGCCCGGCGTGCGGTGAGCTCGCGGCGAAGCCGAGCAGCCACTCCGTCTCCGGCCGTAAGGCCTGATCGGCGCCGACTTTCGCCGCGGCCGATACGTGCATGAGCCGGCACGGGACGCTCGTCGCGGCGGCGCTCCATACGTCGTCTGCGTCGATCGTCTCGACGGTGCACCAGTGCGGCAGGTTCGCCCGGTGTAGGCTCGTGAGCTCGGCCTTCGTGAAGCCGTCAAGCAGCGGGAAGCCCGGCATCCCGTTACCACTCGATCCGATGCCGGAAGCTCGAGGACGGCGGCACGTCCGGCGCCGTCTCGTCTTCGTCGACCGGCACGAGCGCGTCCGCTTCCCCTTTCTTTGCGTTCGCCAGCTCGAGGAAGGCGAGCGCCTGCTTCGGATCGTATCGGCGCGAGCCCTGCCCGTCGATCCGTGCCTCTGCCGCCGTCGCGATCATGCGCTGATATACGGCGAAATACGCGCGGTAATAGGCCCACGCGCGCGCGTACGTGTCGTGATCTTCGTCGTCGAGGGAGAAGTCCGCGGCCCGTGTGTATCCCTCGTCGAGATACTGCTCGAGACGTTCCTCGAGCGTGACCGGCGGCGGCGGACTTAACGCCGCGTCGAGATGCGGGAAGAGCTGCGTCTCGAGCTCTCCGACCGGCTGCAGCAAGTCCGAACTTGAGAGAGGCACCGCAGCTCCCGACGGTGAGAAAGTGAAGCGAGCCGGCCCGGCGGATTCCGACGAGCCGGCTCACCCTATCCGTGTGCGTCCTGCCTTACGCGAGATCTGTCTCGGCGACGACGATCTTATCCGCGGCCTCGAGGACCGGGAGCAGGTTCGTGACGCCTCGACCGATCACCTTATACGGCTCGTGCTGCGGCGTGAAGAGATCGGCCCATCGGCCCGGAATCCCGCCGCCTTCGACCGTCGGTGCGACGTGCGTATACCCGAGCCGGTTCGCCCGATTCGGATCTTCCGTGCTCCCTTCGTCCACGTTGACGGCGAAGCCGTCGACCGTGTTCGGCGCCACGAAAAGCAGCTTCCCCGGATCCATGAACGGGAGTTTCTGCGGCGTCGCCGGAGCGGCCGGATCGAGAACTTCGGCCTCGAGATCATACGGAATCATCGTAATTACGTCCTGCGAGTCATTCGTAAAGATCCCGTCCGACGTGACCCGGCGGAGCGTCACGGTGCCTTCCGACTCGCCGATCGTCACGAGGTTGTTCACCGTGTTGTATCGGATCTCGTCGATCGTCGTCGGATGCGCGATGATCGCGCGGATCCGCTTCAGGATCCGGCGTGCCTCGCGTACGTCCGTGTGGAACTTGGACGCCGAGCCGCCGTACGCGTCGTTCCCCGAGCGCACCGTGAGGATATTCCCCGTCGGCACGCCGTAATCGACGGCGAGCGTGATCCCGTTCATTACCCAGTCGAGGCGGCCCGTCTGCAGCGCGCGGCCGCGCATCCACTCGGCCGTATCGAGATGCGGCTGCACGATGACTTTCGCGACGAAATTCAAGAGCTGCCGAAGGACGACGTCGTTCGTCGGCGCCTGCGACACTTGGAGACGCAGCATCATCTCCTGAAGTGTGCGCATCGTCTGCTCATTGATCGGAATCTCATTCGCGATCTTCGCCGTCTGCTCCTGCAGGGACGTTGAGCCGATCGCGCCGCCCGGCGGATACGGCGAATCCATACCGACGAGGCCGGCCATCGTGGCCCGGATCGTGATATTCCCGGACTGCACGCTGTACCCGAAACGCGTTTCTTCGGGCAGCAACGTGTTGAAGAGGTAACTCCCCGGCGCGCGCGCGCGATTCGCGATGACGGCCGCGGCGCCCGGCCCGAGCGCGGCGATGAGTGCCGCAAAATTGATGAACATTGAGGCGGATCCCGTTGTGCTTGGGTTGCGCTGCGCCCTTGGGCAGCCGTTCGTCTCACCTTCCGATCGCCGGCATCGTCAGAGGATGCCGGCGCCGTCCCACAGTGAGCCGCGCGCCCCTTGGGACGCGGCCGCGCGAGCGCCTATACGGCGCGATCGTCCTCGTACGTGTGATACTGGAAAGCGGCGCCGCCGTTCGTGAGCGCCGTCTTCGTGCCCGCCGGCAGCTCTCCGGCTTCCGCATTCGGAAGCAGGTTCTCCCACACGACGCCGCCGGTGATAATGCCGTACCCGGAAAGCGCTTCCGCCGGTGCGTCTTCGTTCGCTTCGCTGGCGAGCAGGCCGACGGCCGTCGTCGGCGTTTCGTCCGGTGACGCGCTCGCATCGGTTCCGCCGTACTCGATCACGGATCCGTCGGCGAGCTCGCTCACCACTTGCCCGGCCTTGAGCCGCTTTTTCCCCGTCGCCTCGTCTATGAAATCTTCAGAGACGGCGGCCCACTTGACTTGACGCCCCGAAGGATGCCGGCGCATAAAGCCCGGATCCGCGATGAAATTCGGGAGCATGTTCGTGTATTCTGTCCGCGGCATGCGTAACCCCGTGTTACTGGTAGGGTGAGCCTACTTCGTTCCGGTGCGCGCGCCTTGCGGCTGCAACGGGTTTGTCACTGCGCGCGCCGCTTCGGCGCGAGACTTCGTGAAGCTCTCGAGGATCGAGCCGGAGCCGCTGCTGCCGTTGCCCCCGCCGTTATCCGGGAATGTAACGTACGACGCCGGTTGACCGTTACCCGCTGCAGCGCCGGCGCCATTCGTACCCGCGGCGCCCGCCTTTAGTGCGGCGAGATGTTCCTTTGTCCAATCGCGGTTAGCGACCGTCTCGAGCGTCTCCCACGTCGCGTTAGGATCGCCCGGCTTCCGCGCGTACACGACCTCGCGCGGCTTCCCGTCGCTGCCCGTCTCATTCCGAATCTCGAGATCGCGCGGATCCGCGACGAGACGATCGGCCAGCGTCGCGGCGCCCCACTTCATAAGGCCGGCCGCCTTCGCGCGCGCGTCCTTCACCTTCGCCGCGGCGAGCTCCGTCGCCGTCTTCGTCGCCTCGTCGAGCTTCGCCTTCAGCTCGGCCGGCTTCCCGAGCGTCTTTAGTGCGTTGTACTCGGCGAGCTGCTCACCGTGTAGCACGATGGAGCCCTGCGGGTTGCGCGTCTCGTACGCCTCGAGCGCCTTTTTCTGATCGCGGACGCGCCGGCGGAGCCGGTAATTCTCGTCGAAGAGACTTCGCGCGGCCGCTTCGGCGTTCCCGGCGCGCGTGACGAGCGTTTGAAATTCCGGCTCCACGTTCGCCGGGAGTCGCGTCGTCGTGCCGGGAACCGGCGCCGGCCGCGGCCCCGGTGACGGATCCGGAGTACCCGAGCCCGTGCCCGGTTGCGTGTTCGGATCGAGAAAGCGGCGGCCGCGGCGGAGAAATGTCATGACGGAATGGCTCGGTCGATACGGATCGGTCGAGGCATCGGCCGTGAGTGCCGGCGCCGGCTCACGGCCGACAACCTAAGCAATTAGAGCCGAATCGGCCAGACGGGAAGGACTTACCGCTTCCGGCGTGCGGCCGTGAATTCGTCGGCGTCCGGGCAATCTTGGAAGTGATTCACGCCGGATCCGGTATCCGTCGACGTCGGCGCGTATGCGCCTTCGGGCTCGATCGAGATCGGGATCTTCGCGCCCGGCGTTTTCTCGCTCGGAATGTCGAAGATCATCGCCTCGCACGAGCTGCCGCGGCATGGTCGAGGCTTCGTGCCGGCCGGGATCGTATACCACGTGAACGGCCGCGGCGTCATCGCTCGAGCGCCTCGAGCGCGAGATCCGCGACGACGCGCCGGCCTCGAGGCGTCTCGAGCAGCCGCTCCGCGCGCCGGTCCTCTTCCGCCTTCCGGAAGGCCTGCCCGGCGAGGAAGGCGACGACGTGCGCCTGCTCGGCGATCGGGAGCGCGGCGAAGCGCCGCGGCGGCTGCCGGCCGATCACGATCTGCCGCTCGAGCTCTCGCCAGTCGCGGACGCGCCGCTCGCCAGTGACGAGGATCACGCCGCCGGCGGCCGGCCGATCCGGCTCGTATGGATCGCGGCGGCGAGCACGGCGCCGACGACCGTCACGCCGGCGATCACGACGACGACACCGAGACTCGAGAATTCCGTCCGCGGCGGATCGGCGAGCTGCCCGACGAGGAAGACGCCGGCGGCGACGCCGATCATGAGCTCGACGATGCGAGCGAGAGATTCCCGGAAGGCGTTCAACATTGGTCGACTCCCCCGTTAGTTGGTATTCGACGGCTGCGTGACTTCGCCGTTGATGACGTGCCCGTGCCAGTGTCCGCCGAGAATATGTACGCTCGGCGTGAATGTCACCTTCTCGAGATCCGCCTCGCCGTTCCATCCCCACACGACCGGCGAGCTTTTGCCCTTGCCCCGTTCGAACGGCAGCCGGACGCGCGGACGCTCGACGTCCGGCACGCCGGCGAGGATGCAATGCGGACACTCGAGCCACACGTGCCCGCCGTCCCCGGTCGCATTGAGAATGAGCCGCGGCCCGTCCTCGAGAACGTCGACGACAATCTCGCGC